CGTGATGCATGTGAAAATTTGCGAAAGTGTGAAGGAACATTATTGACAGGTACAGCGGAGAAATTTGAACCGCATATACTTGGCGTTACTGTTCTAACTGGTCAGGAACTACATCCGAAGAGCCCTTTGAATTACATGCCAGAAAATTCACAAATTGAATATTATGGTTCATGTGTTGGTATGACCACGTCTCGTTCTGATGTCAAAGTTACTTTGATTTCTGAACATGTCATGGACGTGACTGGTCAACCAAATATTTGGAGAGCTCCTAAGATGTTTCCACAATGGTACGGATGGCAAACATGTTTGGAAAACATGGCCGTACCTGCCCTTCCCTATTCACACGAACTGTTAGATCTGTGTGTTCGTGACTATAAGAGTGCACTTATTCCAATTTTCAAATTGAATTTATGGAAGCACTCTAAGCCACTTACAGATCATGAAAATTTGTGTGGAATTCCAGGGAAAAAGTTTATGGATGCCATCAAATTGAATACTTCGATTGGATATCCATTGACGGGCGAAAAACGGCGATTTGTAACTGAACTTGAACCTACAGAGGAACGTCCCAATAATCGTGAACTTGACGATGTCATAATGGTCGAGATCAAACGATGTGAGGATTGTTACCGAAGAGGTGAAAGAGCGTTTACAATTGCCAAAGCTTGCAAGAAGGATGAAGTTCTTGCTAAGGAGAAATGTCGGATTTTCTACGGGAATCCGATAGCTCTCACTTGGCTCATTCGAAAGTACTTTTTACCCATTTTGCGAGTTATGCAAATGAATCCTTTGGATGCTGAATGTGCTGTAGGCATCAATTGTCATGGACCTGAGTGGCAGGAGATGTACAATCATGTTACGAAATTTGGTGAGCATAGATTGCTGGGTGGTGATTATGGAAAATATGATCAAAAATTACCTTCGCAATTGATTATTGCTGCCTTACGTATCATGATTGATTTTGCATCATTGTGTGATTATTCAAAGGATGATTTAGCTATTATGGAAGCAATGGCTGGAGACATTGTGTACTCGCTTATTGCTTTCAATGGAGACCTCATTGGTCTCACTGAGGGTACCCATATTTCTGGGAACTCTCTTACTGTTGTCATTAATGGTATTTGTGGAAGTTTGAACCAAAGAGCTTACTTCTACTCAAAGTATCCAGCCAAAGATTTTGACAGCAGAACCCCCTTTCGTGAAGTTGTATCTTATCACTTATGGAGACGACAATGGCGGATCCGTTCGTGAAGGATTTAATGATTTCACTATAAAGGGACTTTCCGAATTTCTCAAAAGTTATGGGCAAACATACACGATGCCCGACAAAACAAGTGAACTTCGTGACTTTTTACCAATTGAAGATTTTGAGTTTTTGAAACGCGTCAACAAGTATTGTCCTGAGAAGGATTGTATGGTTGGTGCACTTCAAGAATCATCTATATTCAAAATGTTACATTGTTACTTGCGACCGAAAGGTTGCGTTGACTCTGAACAATTGGCATGTGCCAAGAATATAGATACTGCTCTTCGTGAATGGTCGAGTCATGGACGTGAAGTTTATG